CGTTTTTCATGATTACTTACTTTCGCGTTTTCGTTTCCGTGTGATGCAAATTCTAAATTTGCGAGACTTGCCATTGAACCAGTAAAAACATACGAACCCATATGACCTAGCTCCATCCACGGACAAAGAAATATTTGATATCCCATTTTTCTAGCAAATTGACAAAAGAAATAATCTTCTGAAAGATATCGGTCACTGCCACCAGACACACTACCAAGATATGCTTCCGAATCAATTACAGTATCAAAGTAAGCATGAATATTTCTATCACCCTTGAAATGTTCAGAGCGATTGTGATCTGGTTTGTAACTAAATTGTGGGAACGCTTCTTTGAAATCCAAGAATACTTGTTTCTTAATCATCATAAACCCTGTTCCAATTTCTAACGTATCAACAGGTTCAGATATTTGTATCTTGTGTGTATTTTCTACTGGATTGAAAACATAATCTCCTGTATATTTTTCCAACACATTCGGGTCTTCATCTGCTAATCCAGAATCGACAGCGTTCCGAACTTTTTCCCAAGCGATACATTTTTTAGGATAAGGTCCGCCGATGATATCTTTATCAAGAGCAGCTAGTGTCAATACGTCATTCGGGTCAAAGTGTATATCAGCATCGATAAACATCAAATGAGTATAATGACTTCTCATAAACTCATCGACTAGATAGTTCCTTGCTCTTGGAATAAGAGATTCGTTGAATAGATAGAAGAACTTTAAATCCATTCCATACTTTGTTGCTACAGTAGCAAGATCAGCACATGCTTTAGAATACATTCCAGAACACATTCCACCATACATCGGCGTACAAACCATTATTTTATTTTCTCGCAATTCCTCGACGGGCAATTTAACTTCCATAATTCTCCATTATAATTCACTAGATATGATAATAGGATGCTGATCACCTGAACAACACCCTATGTTATATATTATGAGTAATCTTCAACTTCTTCGATTACTGGTTTAACTTCTTCGGTTTCTTCCAGAGTAACAGTTTCATCCAACTTTGAATACAAATCCATGAAAGTGTCTTTGGTTTGGTCATCGAAACGAGCAACACACATTGAGATTGCTTTCATTCTATCTTTAAAAATTGAGAAAGCATTTACAATATGAACCAATCTACGAGTAGAGATAATTTCATCAACTCCACCGTCATAGAAAGTTTTACGAATCAAATCCGCCCAATCAACCAGTTTGACAGCATACTCTTCATCGAGACAACCAAGATTTGACATCAGTTTTTTGATGATGTTTTTCTCAACTGATATGGTAGGATACTCTTGTTCCAGAGTAATAGGAAATCTCTCAAGAAATGCTTCGTTCAGAATGTTAGTTCCGATAAAGCGTCCATCTTCTGAACCTTTACCCTTAGTGTTAGCAGTTGCCATAACTGTGAAACCCGCTTTGGGGCGAATCACTCGACCTTCTTTTTTGATAAGAAGTGGATTTCCTTCCAGAACAGGTTGTAAACACATGATCTTGTTTGAAGCCAAATCGACCTCATCCAGAAGAAGAGTAGCTCCACGTTCCATCGCTATAGTAACTGGTCCGTCTTGCCAAACTGTTCGTCCATCAATTAGAGCATAATGTCCAATCAAATCATCTTCATCAGTTTCAATAGTAATGTTGACTCTGAGAAGTTCTTGTTTTAATTCTGCGTGGATTTGTTCAATCATCATAGTCTTGCCGTTTCCAGACAAACCAGTAATGAAAATAGGATAAAAACTACCAGCTTTTTTGATAGTTTTCACATCATTGTAATGACCAAATTTTACATATCCACCAACTTTAGCAGGAACATAAGATTCAGTATTTGAGGGAAACTCTATAACGTTTGAAACCATTTTAGGTGTTTCTCTTTTTTCTGGTTTAGCATAAGAAACCATAGTTTCTGAACTAGACTTGGTTACACTTGGAATAGTTGTAACTTCAATATCCAAATTTCCATCTAAATTGGGAAGTTTATACATACCCCGATTAACTGTAAAGGGAGAACGCGTAAACCAACTTGGCAAACCCAAATTGTGATTACTAGTCACATCTTGAACTTGTTTTTTAGAAATGACCGACTCTTCTCCGTATAGAGATTGAGCACATTTCACAAATTTTACTTTTGCTGGGGACAGTTTAATTTTTTTCATAACAAATAATCTCCGTGTGGGAGGGTTTCACAATAAGAGAAAAGTCATCTCTTCTCACTTCCATACTTATATTATAACAAGACATCAACTCTTTGTCAAGTCTTTTCTCCACATCAAGCAACTTTTTTGATAAAAGCGTTGAGAAGAACACGATTCTGTAACTTACCACTTGTGTTCTTTTTCAATGCTCTACGGATTACCGCTTTAGTTGCACCGACTTCAACTTTATCCATGTGGTCTACTTCATCAATCTGAAGACTTTTGGTATTGATAATGTAAAGTTCATCGTAAGATGTTTCTGTTTCAATCAAAAACTTTTCTTTACGAAACTTTGTAACTTCTTCATCGGTTGGATATCTTTCCATAATCCAACCAATATCACTAGCGATTCTTCTAGTGGAACTAGAAGTCAGGAAAAATCCAAGAAGATTTATTCCCAATTGTTCTTTGAGAGCCAAGAGATAGATAGAAGTTGTATCCATTTGTTTACCATTTTTTCTTGTAGGATAAACTCTTGTTCTAGTTTTGACATCATCAATATGTAAACTTCTTCTACTTACACTTTTTGTAAGATTTTCAGAGGTGAGATAATCCATATGTCTGTTACTCTGACCATCAGAAAGAAATACGACATTGACGATTTGAGCTTTTGTCTTAGTCTTGAACTCTTCTACGATTGTCTTAGCACAAACAACTGTTGAATCTAATGGTGTTCCACCCAAAGAAAAATTGTCTGGTGCTCCATAATAAGTATGATTTCTATAACCATAATAAGTTGAAAATGTATCGGAAACCAACAGTATGTTTCTATACGCTTCAGTCAATTCTCGGTTTTTCATTTTAGAGTTGAACAATGACATCAATCGTAAATGTTGATTGATTATCAAATCATTCGTTTTGTAGTTTGCTGTTCTCTTTCCAGCAGGTGTTTCATAATATTTAAAATTATCTCTCATAAAAGTATAACTGTTACTGTGATCATGATCTCTGTAATAGTCAGTAAAAGCATACACTTCAAAAGGAATCTGAACTTTCTGACAAAACATAGTCAAGTTTATCAACTGCTCAATAGTGTCTTTCATATATCCGTGCATCGAACCAGACCAATCTATGAACATCACCATACCATGATTCTTACCTTCTGGCAAGTTTGTGATTTGACGAAAAATATTATCACTATACTTGTAAGAGTGAATCTTATTCATATCAAGAGTGCCTCTTTTAGAGGTATATGCTCTACGATGAATGTCAGCAGATTTTTTCATTTCAAATTCTTTGACCATGTAACTAATCATTTTACCATTATTCACTTTGAACTTTTTCAACATTTCGTTTCCGGCATCCATTGCACCTTCGCGGTCATTGTAATAATCAGTCAGTTCTTTATGAATAACTTTATAGTCAATAACGATTGCTTCTGTATTGATTTTAGGAAAAGTCAAATACTTAGGAATAGTTACTTCATCACTCATATCCGATAATTCTTTTTCATTTTCTCTAAAAGCTTCATCGGTCAATGAAGTGGGTTCATCAGTAGAAAATTCTCTATCACCAAATGGGTCACTTTTTCCACCCTCAAAATTATTGGAAGGAGTTTCATCTTCTTCCGACTCGCTTTCTGAATCACCAGATGAATTGCTTGAGTTTTCTTCTTTCTCGGTTGATTCCGAATCTTCTTCCGAATCTTCCTCATCAGAATCAGAAGAACTATTTCCTTTCATTTCTTGTTCTTCGCCGTCTTCGGATTCTTCCCATTCATCTTCATCATCTTCATTTTCATCGAAATCACCGTAACTGTTATCAGTCTCGGATTCGTTTTCTTTACACCACTCATAAAGAACATCGGTAACTTCAACGACATCTTCCCATGTTTCGGTTTTCATAACTTTTTCTACCCACTCTCGCTCTTCATCAGTAAACTCAATCGAATACTGAGTTCCAGCTTTTGTGTAGAGGTTGATACGGTCAATCAAAGCAAGATCATTAGCGTCAACTCCCATCTTTCGTAATCCGAAAAAATCTTCGTCCATCAGTTCGATATAACCGCCCAACATACATTTTCTGGAACCAGCAAACTTTCTCTTGATTTTCTTTTCGATTCTCGCGTCTTCAATAACGTTCAGAAAGGATTTGTAACCTTTACCTTTTTCACTTATGGAAGAATGCCAACCATCGTAAGGTGTCCATAGAGCATGTCCAACTTCGTGTGCACAGAACAGATCATAAACATCTGAGCCAGGTTTCCATTTTAGAATAGGTAAGTAGAGGACTCGATTTTTTACATCGAATGCTGCGGTAGGGATTTTCTTGTGTTCAACAGTAATGTTTTCTGCTGCCATCAGTTTGGCGAGCATCGACTTCTGTTCTACTAGGTTTGTTTTTTTCATCATAATATAATCTCAAAAAAATGGTTATTTCTTAACCTCACACTATAATTATAACAAATTACTAAACGTTTGTCAAGTCTTTTCTTCGCCTGGAGTAACATTTTTGTAATTTGATACCAATTTATCTGTTCCATCTTCCAATCCAACAGGGGATTTTGAGTAATCGCCGGTTCCATCGTCAAGATGTTCATATCCAGAAAGATTTCCTGAATACTTCTTCAAAATTTCTTTTCTTAAAATCTTTAATGATTTTGACATTCTTTTCCTTTCCTCACTCTTCATGTACTATTATACAGAAAAACGAAACGTTTGTCAAGTCTTTTCTTACTCTTCGTTGGAAAAATCTTTTGTAAGTTTTGTTTTGGGAACATTAGAAGAAATCCATCCTAGAACTTCTTTCTTCACATCTGCTTCGGGAGCAAATGATTTACCTTCTTTTTTGAAGGTCAGGTAGGTAAAATCTGTGACAATTATATTGCCAGTTCTAGTTTTTACTGGTTTCTTTGTCTCAGGATCGACATAAGGAATGGTATTTTCTCTATTATTCAGAACAACACGAACACCTCCATTTAGACCTCTTGGAAGTTTTCCCTTGATTACATCGTACATATTTTTTGCAGCACCTTCGTGAGACATCAACATAATATCTTCTGGAACAACTCTTTCTCTATTACGATTATTGACAATTGCTACAGCATAGTTTGTCAATACCCATGTAAGATGAATGTTTTTAGAGTCATATCCTGCTTGTTCTAATTTTGGAATTATTGTTGAAATGTCACTCGCATCTTTCATGGTGATGTCAAACATGATATTCGGTAATCTATCAGAATTAACATCTCTGAGCAGAAGGTCAAGTGTCTTATCCTTGATTCCTGCTTTCTTGACAAACTGGTGGATTTTATAAACATCTTTTGGATTTTTTAGATTCAACCCTTTTATTTCTGGAAACTTACCTTGTAGGTCAGCCATTTTCATCAGTGATTTTTTCCACTCATCAACATCACGAATTTTAAATTTCTCTTTTTCCATAAAGTTGGAAATCGTGAATCCTTTTCCACTCCCTGCCCCACCTGCTAAAAAAACTATTTGCCCATAATTTTTTCCTTGATTATAAAGGATGAGTTTTTCCTGAAGGGAAATATATTGAGAGAATGTTTTCATGTTAATATTTATAATATATGCATATGGAACTAAAAATCTCCGATATAATTTGATAAAACTTCAAGCTTGTTTTCTGTGAAATAAGCAGGAAGTTTATTCCGATTACCGATTGGTTCTTGATTTTTTTGTTCAAGTATCTTGTTTTGTATATCCCATGGCGTATATCTCAAATCAATCAATTCGGTATTTCTTTCAAATCGTAGAGCGTGTTCGCTTGGTAGTGAACCATTCATCCACAATTCTAGATTTTTTTTGGTTATGGGTGATTGTCGAATTCTATCAACTATAGCATTATCACCGCTAAGAACATTAGGTATTCCATCTCCTTTATCACCTCTCAATATGTGTTCCTTTAGATATTCTTGAGGGTCAACACCATTTAAAAACTTCTTTGTAGTGGGAGAGTATTGGAACACGTTGTCGTTCATTTGTAACTGTATAAAGTCTTTGTCGCTGGAAATAATTAGTGTTTTTTCTCCCTCTTTCCTTTTTCTAATTACCAGAGTTCCGATAATATCATCTGCTTCAGCAGTATCAACTTGAATCACACGATAAGGAAAGTTTTCTTTGATTTCTTCTTTGAGTTGATTGAACATCTCAAAAATTTCACTCCATTTCACAGATGAAGATTCTCTTCCAGATTTCCTCATAGCTTTGTATTGTGGGAAAAATTCTCTTCTCCAAGAATGCTTTCCATCACAACATATAACCAATTCTCCATATTCATCAAAATGTTCTGTTCGATATTTTTTCAAACTATTTAATGTCATGTGTCGAATAATGTTTATGTCAGATTTACCATTTTTCATAGACATCGATGCCGATGCAAATAGTATTTGACTCAGATCAATTAATATCATTATTTTTTTCCTTTTTTCAAATTTTTTATTTCAGTGTCAATTTCTTTCAATCTACCTTCAATTTCGGCATTACTCGAAACATCAAGTTCTCCGCGTACTTCTGATAAACAAAGCATTTCGTTCAATAAACTTTTTCGTGTTCTCATGACTTTCTCTTATAAAGTTTTTTAATTATAGTATTATTATAACAATAGAAAGAATCATTGTCAAGTCAATTTTGATACTGTTATTTTTTGGGGGGGATTTCATCTTTGACAGAAGGTTCACCTAAAACAACAGAAGAATATCCTGTATCGGTAAAAGACTTTTCGCGTAACATAGTCTCAAACACACTAAATAATTTCTTGCATCGGATGTCGTGTAATTCACTTAAACCGATCATAACGTTTGCAAGTTCATCTTCAGTCATTGGTTCTGGACCATCTACCATTTGTTGAGTTATCAGTTCCAAATCGTCTTTGGTATTCCAAACTGTCTGGATAGCTGACTCTAAATCAAATCTGTCGTATTGTTTTCTCATAATAATTCTCTTTTCAAGTTATGCGGGAAATTGTAATCCGCGTTCTTCCATTAAATCACGGAGTTCATCTTTGATATGTTCTAATGCTTGTTCGCCTGTTTTATATTTTTCGGGATCATACTTCAACAAAGAGCGTATCTTTTGGTCTATGTCCCAAGCAAGTAATGCCCAATCCATTGCTTTAGCTGCAACATTAAACTCTTCTTGATCTTCTGGTAAATTATATTCAAAATTTGCTTTCATTTTGTTATTTCCTATTCATGTTGATAATAATAATTAACTATCGGCAATCGACCTTGCTTCGGGTGCTTTTTTGTCGAGGGGTTTTTCGGAGACAATTGTTTTTTTACCTGTTTTAGAATTAGTGGTTTCCGTTTTGACTGTTGACCTTTCAATTTTTTCTTCTTTAGACATTGATTTTTTATCACCATAACCGTCTTTGTACCAACCACCACCTTTGAGATGAAAACTTCCCAAACTCATTATTCTTGTAGATGATTCCCCACAAAGAGAACATTCTATTGTTTTGGTTGTTGAGGTGATTTTGTCAAACTCTTCGGTTATTTCATCACATACGTTACATCGATATTCATATATTGGCATTATTATTTACTCCACCATTTTCCTATTCTACCACCATGAAGATAAACATCTTCATGACCATTATTAAGAACTTTAGCAACTGCTGCTAAAGCCTGTTGTTTATCGTTAGTTCTAAAATAAGGTTTGTCACCAATCATAACTTGATACTTCATAATGATAAACCAGTTATTGATGAAAGATAATTTGTTTCCATTTCTCTTTTTGGTTCTAAAATTACCATAACGTGTTTGTTGTCTAGTGTAATTTTATCTGTTTTTCCAGCTACGCTCCAAGGCACTAAACCGATTCCCATTTGACCAGCAGCATTTGGTGCTACGGTTTGGATAGACATTGGTTTTTCTAGAATCAAAAATCCATCTTCACTTTCTTCCATTCTAGATATTAGTTCTTCACCAGTAGTTAGTTTCAATACTTTTACATCATTTGCCATTTTATAATTGTTCCTTCAACATTGTTACATATTTAGAAATTGAATGGGTCAACCCATCCGTTTGTGAAATTAATCCATTGTCATTGTCTGGGCCCCAATTTCCATTTCTAGGGTCTATGAAAATTCCTGTATGGCGAAAAGGCCACATAGGAGACATAGGAATAGGATCGACAGGATTAGATACGCGAAAATGAGTGGGTTGGCTATCAAGAACTTCAGAACTAACCTTTGGTGATCCGTAAGTAAAAATCTGAACATTTTT